CACGGTGCGGAAAAGGCCTTCGACGAGCGGACGCTCGAGGCGGCTCACGCCCGGCGTGGCGAGGCGTCGCTGGCCCAGGTGGTGCTCGCCGCGGCCAAGGCCAACGGCTACACCGGCCCGGCTCGCATCAGCGAGGGCAACTGCCGCGAGGTTCTCAAGGCCGCGTTTGCGACCCACAGCATCTCGACGATCCTGTCGGCGACCTACGGCAAGTTCCTCCTCAACGGCTTCACCGCCGTCGAGAGCAACTGGGACCGCATCGCCTCCGTTCGCTCGGTCAGCGACTACAAGTCGGTGACGGGCGTGCGGGTGACGGGCGGCTTCGAGTTCGAGCCGGTCGGCCCCACGGGTGAGCTCAAGTCGGCTGACGCCGGCGAGGAGACGCGGTCGATCAAGGCGGACCTCTACGGCCGTCTGAGCTCGATCTCGATGGTCGACCTCGTGAACGACGATCTCGGTGCTCTGACGCAGGTCAGCGCACGGCTCGGCCGCGGTGCCGCGCTTCGGCTCAACAAGGTGTTCTGGGCTGCCTTCGAGGCCAGCAACGCCAGCTACTACGCGAAGGAAACGGCGGCCGCGGGCAACGCGTTCTCGCTGACCTCCCTCCGCACGGCGACCGCGAGCTACCGCAAGCTCAAGGACGGCGACGGCAACGTGCTCGGCGTGGCTCCGCGGATCCTGCTGGTTCCGTCGGACCTCGAGCTCCCCGCCGCCGAGATCATGAGCAGCTCGCTCCTCATCACCGGCAGCGATACCGTCCGCGGCAACGCGAACGTGCTCGCCGGCCGGTATCAAGTCGTGGGCTCGAGCTACCTCTCGAGCGCGTCGACGTGGTGGCTCTGTGCCGACCCGATGGATCTGCCCGCGATGGAAGTCGCCTTCCTCGGCGGTCAGCGCCAGCCGGTCGTGGAGTCGGCCGAAGCCGACTTCAACCAGCTCGGCGTGCAGATCCGCGGCCACTTCTCCTTTGGCGTGGCCAAGGGCGAGAAGAACGGTGCCTACCGGATGGCGACTGCTTGATCTCTGACGTGACTGTGCCCGGCCGGCGGGAGCCCAAGCCCGCCGGCCGGGTCTTCGATCAACCCTAACCCTGTTTCCAAGAAAGAGAGTTTCAAATGGCTTCTATCGTTGGCGAGGGTGCTTCCCTCGACTACACCCCCAGCTCGGCCGTTGCGTCGGGAGACGTGGTGGTGCTCGGTTCCATCGGTGTCGGCATCGCCGATCACGACATCCCGGCGAACACGCTTGGGGCGGTCGTGGTCGACGGCCTGGTCGAGTTCCCCAAGGCCACCGGCGCGATCAACGCGTACGCCAAGGTCTACTGGGACAACACGGCCAAGAACGTGACGACGACGGCGACGAACAACACGCTCGCCGGCTATGCCGTCGCGGCCGCCGCCTCCGGCGACGCGACCGTCCGCGTCAAGCTGATGAAGGCCTAGTGGCGTGCTGACGGGTGCCCCGCGGCGGCGCTTTCAATAGCCGCCGCCGCGGGCGCAACCCGTTCCCGGGAGTATTTCGATGCAGGATATGTTGGCCAAGGCCGAGTCGTGGTTTGAGCAACAACGCCGGGAGCATCTCGCCGTTGAAGTTCAATACCGGCCGGCCGGCACGCTCCTGCCGCGAACCTGCCGGGCCACGCTGGTCGTTGGCCGCTGGGAGTCTGTCGATTCGGCCGGGCAATTGGTGCGGATGGAGAGCCTTGATTTCTTCATCCACAAAGACGAACTGCCGGCCGACCCCAAGAAGGGCGACCGGATAGCCGTCACGGAGCAAGGCGTCGAGAAGTTGTACGAGGTGGCGATCATCGGTGGGGCATCCCACCCCTGGTCGTGGGCCGATCGTTCGCAAAAAATCCGCAGGATCCGAACCATGGCCGTCGCCGGCACAACTGCGATCCCAAACGAGACGCTGCTCGTGCGGGCCGTCGGTTCCTCGACCGCGGCCGCGATCACCGATGCCCAGATCAAGACGGGCCTCTCGCTCGATATGGCCCAATCGCGGGCGATCGAAAAAACCGTCGTCGCCTCGTCGGCCTACCTCTACGTCGTGCTGCCGGTGTCATTTGGCGAGCCCGTTCTCCGCGTCAACGGCTTTCTGACGACCGCCTGGGGGTTGACGCTGCGAAATATTGCCTTTGATGGGCAAGCCTCGCGGCCCTACCGCATTTACCGCTCGACCTACCCGATTACCGGCACGGCCGTCGTGGAGGTTTCGTAATGGCAAAGATCCAGGGCACCAACGTCGTCGCCCCGGTCGTGCCGCTCGACACGGCCGACGTGCATCCGTCGCACGAGGCCCGCTACGGCAAGGGCGGCTATCGCACGGTCGCCACGCTGGCGGAGCGGGACGCGATCCCGGCCCCTCGTCGCGAGGCTGGGATGCTGGTGTTCGTTCAGGCCGACGAAAGTATGTGGAGGCTGGCGAGCGATCTGACTCAGTGGGTTGCTGCATCCACAGTCGGGCCTCAAGGCCCGCCTGGGCCGGCCGGAGCTGCTGGCGCAACCGGCCCGATGCCCTACAACTATCGCGGTGAGTGGGATAACTTCACCAACTACAGTCTGTACGACGCGGTGACGTTTGACGGCGGCCTGTGGTGGCTGCCGGCGACCGGCGGGTGGACGATCGGCGGCGCTCCGCCGGGGTACAACTGGCAACTTTTGGTCGCAAAGGGTGCAACCGGCGACGCTGGTCCACAGGGGCCGCAAGGCCCAGCAGGGGCAGTCGGTGCCACCGGCGCAGCCGGAGCCACAGGCCCACAAGGGCCGAAGGGTGACGCGGGCGACACGGGGGCAGCAGGCCCGCAAGGCCCGCAAGGCGCTACCGGCTCGGCCGGTGCCACTGGAGCAACGGGTCCGCAGGGACCGAAGGGCGATACGGGCGATGCTGGATCTCAAGGCCCGCAAGGCCCGGCAGGGGCAACTGGAGCTGCTGGCGCGACCGGCCCTCAAGGTCCGGCTGGCGTCGTCACGGCCACGGCCCCCGTCACCTACAACTCAGGGACGCAGACTGTTGCCCTTTCTATTGGCACCGGGCTCTCGACTTCGAGCGGCTCGCTCGTCCTGGCGGCCCACAAGAGCACCCACGCGACCGGCGGGAGCGACGCCCTCACGCCCGCCGACATCGGGGCCAGTGCCGCAGGTCATACGCATACGGCACTTCAGGTAAGCGGCCTCGCCGCCGTCGCCACCAGTGGATCGGCGGCTGACCTAACGGGAACGCTGGACGTTGCCCGCATCCCCAGCCTCCCCGCCTCGCAGATCGGAAGCGGGACGCTGGCCCTCGCCCGCCTCCCCGTCGTCCTTGAGCAAACGCAAACGGTGGGCAACAGCGGCACATCGACGACGCTGGCCCTGACCACCGGCAGCGTGCAGACGGTGACGCTCTCGGGCAATTGCACGTTCACGATGCCCAGCCCGACCGCTGGGGCTTCGATCACGTTGATTTTGACGCAGGGCGGGACTTTCACCGCGACGTTTACTTCCGTCCTGTGGGCTGGCGGCACCGCGCCCACGATCACGGCGACGAGCAACAAGCGGGACATCTTGGTGTTCGTCTCGGACGGGACGAACTGGTACGGCACCGCGAGCCAGAATCACTAATGCTCTCCGCGAAGATCGGCTACTTCCGGCCCACCGGCTTCAATCCCCGCAACATCAGCGGGCTGGCCGCATGGTACGACGCCAGCGCAACATCTTCCGTGACGCTGACCGGCGGCTTTGTGTCGCAGTGGAGCGACCTCTCCGGCAACGGACTCCACCTCACGCAGTCAACAGAAGCAAACAGGCCAAGCACAACGACAGTGAACGGCTTGCAGGCGGTGGACTTCGACGGCACCAACGATCACCTTTTCACCAGCACGCAAGCCAACGCCCGCACGGTGTTCAATGTCCATGTGCTTGATGTGGCAAACGTCGCGCAGACGATCTATCACACGCAATCCGGCTCTGGGCTAACAGACCTGCGGATGCACCTTTTGTATTCGTCGGCCAACGAGTATCGCAGCCAGAGTGTCGCCTCTGGCGTGAATCAGGGCGTTTCCGGCGGTGCGAGGACTGCCAATCAAAGGCTGACGGCGCTTACGTTCTCCGGCACCGCATCGACTGGCAGGCTGGACGGTGCTGGCCTCGCTGGCACGACCCTCGCGACGGGCAGCAATCAACTCGGAATATGGCTGGGAATACGAAACATCAGCGGCACGTTGTCGCTGCCGCTCAACGGCCAAATCTGCGAACATATCATCTACGACCGCGTGCTGTCGGCGGGCGAGATCGGGACGGTAGAGCGTTACCTAGCGGCGAAGTGGGGCGTGACGCTTTATTCGCCGCCGTCATATGCCGACTCTGACGTAAACACCTATATCTCTGCGGTGGAAATGGCAGATGGCGGCCTTGCGCTGGAGTCTGGCGTCCGCGATGCCATCAACGCATTCATAACGGGCTGCAAGGCAGACGGCATCTGGTCCGCCATCAAAGCGTCTTGCGTCCTCATGGGCGCGAGGACGCTCGCTGGTGCGCTGGTGCCGCTGGTCGGTGCGGCACCGACGAACACAAACTTCGTCAGCGCGGACTACAACCGAAAGACGGGGCTGAAAGGCAACCAGACAACAAAGTGGCTGGACAGCAACCGCAACAACAACGCTGACCCGCAAAACAATCATCACCTGTCTGTCTTTTGCCAAACCGCGCACGGCACCGGAACAGGCGGATACATCGGTGCGGGCGGATTCTCAACGGGTGCATCGACAATCCAGAACAACAGGGCCAACACGAACACAATGTCATTCCGCTCTCGCAACGCCACCCCTAACAACCCGACTGGTTCAGCGGACGCAACGGGTTTTATGGGCGTGTCTCGTTCGTCAAGCGCCAGCTGGTCGCGGCGTTTTTCTGGCGCTACGGAAAGCGTTTCGCAAGCGTCACAGACCCCTTTCAATCAAAACATCGAAGTGTTCAATCGTGGCCGAGCCTCCAACCTGCCGACCGACGCCCGCCTCGCGTGGTATTCGATTGGCGAGGCTGTCGATCTTGCATTGCTAGATAGCCGCGTCACGGACCTCTACAACGCCATCGGAGCAGCGATCCCGTGAACTGGCTAGACGCCTCCGCACACCTGGACGAACTGGCAACGCTCAACGCTGCCCACGCCGACCGGCAGATTCAGCCGGTGGCAGGCACGGGCGGCACGTTTCTCGTCGGGGCCGATCTGCTCACCGACTGCGGCGAAGGGTGCTATTGGCATGGCTATTGCGAGTGGTTGGAGAAGTTGCCGCCGACCGATGCGGTGCCGTTGCCGCCGAATGAGTCGATGGGCTGAGTACCGTACACCCACAACATACGGTCGTGAACCGTCAAGGATTCCTTGACAGTTGCGCTCTTCACCTTAGAGAGAGTCCAACCGTCAAGCGATCCTTGACAGTTGCGCTATCGCACCAGAAGAGCGAAAGCTAGGTAGTTGCGAACAAGCACCTAGCATTTGTTGCCGAAACGTATCCGAAGCGACACGTTTTCCGTATGAATGCTGATACAATCTGGGCGTTCGCGATTCGGGAAACCCGAAACGCCACACCCGACCAGCACGCTACACCGAGCGAGGGTATATACCCAAATTGGTATAAGGAATGGCACACGCGATCCTGAAGTTCGACCTCTCTGACGCGGACGACGAGCGCGAGCATCGCTATGCTCTGGCGGGGCGTGAGGCGCTGATCGCGTTGGAACTGATCGACAACCGCTGCCGGGCGATCTGTAAGCATGGCGAGCCGAGCGAGGAGACGGCGAAGATTCTGGAAGAAATACGGCAGTTGATTCCCTACGAATTGACGAGCCTGCTCGTCTGAGCGAACCCACCGGAATTGCCGGATAGTTGCACAACACGCCGCAGAGAGGGACACAGATGAACGGCGATCCGCTGGATGAACTGGACGAGCAGGCCGACGAGATTGCCCGCCTGCGGCTCACCGACGAGGAGAGGGCGGCGATTGAGTGGTTTTCGTCATACGGCGAAAGCAATCACGGACTTTGGGGGAAGCACGCAGCCTCGCTTCTCGGCCTGCTGGAACGAACGAAAGTGCGCTCTTGAGCGAAGCGACGGCGTTTCGCGAAAGGCGAAAGTGCGCTATTGCGGCGAGAGCGGGCCGGTGAATCTGGCATAATGGCAATATGCCAACCGCAGCCCCAACGCACGTCCAGCGGCTCGTCGCCAACGAACTAGCCGCCGCCCTCACGGCCTACTCGTGGCCGGGCGAAATCGCGACCATTTCCGCAACCGTCCGCAGAGTGCCGGACTACACGACCGAAGACTTGGGCACGCTCAAGGTGTCGGTCGTGCCCGGCCCGGTGACATTGCGGACGGCCACGCGGTCCGACGATATGTTTGAGGTTTCCGTCGGGATCGTGCTCGCGAAGCTCGTCACGTCGGAGGCCGAGATCTCCTCGCTCGAGGATCTCAATATGGCGATCATCAACGCGATTCGCTCCGAGCTCGTCGAGGTCGAAAGCCTGCCGAGCGGGGCCGATTGGACCGAGATCGCCCTGCCGGTGCCCTACGACCGGGAATCGCTCACCGAGCGAAACGTCTTTCTGTCACAGATCGAAGTGACGTTCCAAGTGCCGATCGAGAAAATCGCCGGAGGGTAGCCGATGGGCGTTTTCCTTCCCCCGGGCGGCGGCCTAGCCAGCAGCCTCGGCCTCAACGGCCAAATCCCGTCAATACCCGGCCGGATCAACGTCAAATTCTTTTTCGACCGGCCGGCCGTCAAGAACTCGATGAGCCGTGCGAAATACTGGGCTCTCTACAAGGCTGGCAGCGTCGTGATGCAGACCGCTCGCCGGTCGATCAAGCGAAAGGGGCTCGCCCGCCCCAAGCTGCAGATCATGAAGGACAACCCCGGCGTTGCCTTGATGCAGCTCGCGAGGATGCCGGGCGTCCGCGAATCCACCCGCCGGAAGCTCCGGCAGCGGATTTGGGAGATCAAGAACAAGCCGGCGTCGATGCCGGGCACGCCGCCGAATACCCACACGGGAGTATTTCGCAGAGACATCGTCTACGCGTACGACCCGATCGCCGAGTCGGTCGTTGTCGGCCAGTTCATGCAGGGCGGAGCGTGGCTCGCGGCCCTCCACGAATACGGCGGCGTGCAGCGGATGCAGGCCTACGCGTTCATTCCGAAATACGACGGTCGCTATACCGGCATCATCGGCTACTGGCGCGTGGGCAAGAAACCGCGGCTGCCGGGCCGGTGGCACCCGCTCAATATGTTCGAGGATCACCGCTACCCAGAGCGGCCGTATATGCGGCCAGCGATCACCAACGCGGCCGCGAGGAGCGAGGTCGTGGCGCAGTTCCGCGGGCAATTTCGCGCCGGCGGCGGAGCGTAGGGCCGTGGTATACTGACGTTCAGGAGCGGCGTCACGCCGCCAGCGTCGGCAAAACCACTGGCGAAAAGGCATTATGGCCACCTACACGCTCGGCAAGGATTACACGGTTTCGGGGCTGACGGGCGTCAGCGAGCTCACCTACACGCGAACCGGCGAACGGCTCGACGTGACCACCCGCCAGGGTGCCAAGCCGTACAAGAAGACGGTGGCCGGGTTCGGCGACGAGACGCTCGAGTGCAGTGTGTACGAGCCGACGGGCGCGGGCGCGAACTTCACCGGCTTCAAGATCGGCGAGCAGAAGACCGTCGTCATCAACGGCACTTCAATCCAGGCGGTCATCATGAGCGCCAATCGCTCGGAGCCGCAAGACGGCGTGGTCGTCTACCAGCTCACGCTGCGGCCGGGCGAAGCTCTGGATAGCGACAAGCAGGCTCCGATCTAAACCTTTCCGCGAGGATTTCAGCAGATGCCGAAATACAAGTTGGGCCGCGCCTGCGTGGCCACCCTGCCGGGCGTCGAAAACAACGACATCAAGGACGTGACCGTCAACGCGTCCGCGACGGAACTCGACGTGACGACGTTTCCGACCAGCGGCTCGCTCACCAGGGCCGACTATATGCCCGGCCTCGTCGACGTGACGATCGACGTGACGTGCACTGACACGACCGCGACCGTTGGCATGACTGGCGCCCAAGACGTTGCGAACATTGACACGGAGCTCGAGGCGGTTGTGCTCGACGTGAAGGAGAGCGTCAGTCCCAAGGGTGTCGTCGAATACACCGTGACGTACGGCCTGCAGATGCCCGAAGACTGAATGGTGCTGAATGGCGAGAGTCAAGCTGGGCCGCGACCAAACGCTGACGCTTGACGGTGTCGCCCTTGAGGGCGTTCGCGAGGTTGATATTCAAGTCGATATGCAGGGTCAAGACGTTACCGCGTTCGACCACAGCACGACCTCGACGCTGCCGATTCGCCAGGACGTGACGCTCCGCACGCTCATCTACCACAAAGACGATTACGACCTCATCCGCCCAAGTTTCAGCCTTACGACGCCGAGGCCCGTCACGCTGGCGATCAGCAACGTCGCGTCGGCCCAGTTCGTGCCGGTGGCAGTAAAGATCGCCCAGCCTGTCGACGGCGTCATGGCCTGGGACGTGACGTGGAAAACCTGGAACTATTCATGAAGACGTTTCGCACGACCGACGGATTGGAGTGGCAGATTGCCGTCAACGTGGCGACGGTCAAGCGTGTCCGCGACCTCGCCGGTGTGGACCTGCTGGCCGTGGTCGACGACGCCGGCCCGCTGCAGGCGATCTTCGGGGATCACGTCAAGTTTTCGGAGGTGCTCTGTGCGGCCGTTCGCCCGCAGTTGGCCGACCGCGACGCGGGCGACGACGAGTTTTTCGCGACGATCGACGGTGCGGTGATTGAATCCGCGGCGGAGGCGCTCATCGGCGAAATAGTCGATTTTTTCCAAGAGCCCCGAAAGGGGCTGCTCAAGAAGGCGCTGGCGAAGTACCAGGAAGCGCTGGCCAAGGTCAACAGCCGGACGACGCAGACCGCCGAGGCGGCCCTCGACCAGATCGACTTCGAGCAAATGATCCTAGCGATGCCTACGAACTTTGCTTCCGCCTCGCCGGGATCTGCGGGGTAGCACCGTGGGGCTACACGCTCCGCGAGTTGGATTGGATGGCCGTTGGCCGGCAACACGACACTTGGAACCACACCAGCAACCTCATGGCCCTGCTCGCGACCATCCACAGCGATCCCAGCAAGGGCAGCAGCTACACGCCGTCCGACTTCCACCCGTTCGTGGAATCGCCGGGGCTGCCGGAAGCCACGCCAGAGCTGCTTGAGTCGCTCGGATTCAAGCGGGCCGCCAAGCCGGAGGCGGCCGCCCAGCCGGAGGGGGTGAGCGATGGCCGCTAGTGCTGGTGCCGTGAAGATGGGCGGCGCCTACGTCGAAATCTTCGCGAAGGATGGCGCGTTCATGCAGGCCATGACGCGAGTCCAGAATCGGATCAAGTCGGTAGCGTCTTCCATGCAGACGGCCGGCCGCAACATGGCTTTCGGCGGCACGGCGATCGGTGCCCCAATGCTGCTGGCGATCAAGCAGGCGGCCACGTTCGAGGATGCCCTGCTTGGGATGCGGTCCGCGGCCGGGCTGACCGAGAAGCAAGTGGGCTCGCTCCGTCAGCAAGCCCTCGCGCTGGGCCAGGCGATGAACGCGAGCCCCACCAAGGTTGCCGGCGCGTTCCTCGAGCTCACCAAGGCCGGCATGAGCGTCGACGAGGTGCTCAGGGGGGCCGGGCAGTCTTCGGTTGAGTTTGCCCGCGTGAGCGGCGTTGAGATGGCCGACGCGGCCGTCTTCATGAAAGTCGCCATGCAGTCGTTCGGTGTTTCGGCCCAAGAGGCCGTCGACACGCTCTCGGCCGCTGCCGACTCGAGCGAAACGAGCATCGCCAGCATGGTCGAGTCGTTCGGCCTCGTCGGCTCCGCCGGTGCTCTGTTCAACCAGAGCCTATTCGACCTCGCTCAAGGCATGGCCGCCCTAGCCCGGTTTTCGATCATCGGCGAGGAGGCCGGCACGGGCATCAAGAGCATCCTCAATAGCCTCGTGGCCCCGTCGGGCGTGGCCCAAGATGCCTTGGAAAGCCTCGGCCTCACCGTCGACAACTTCCGCGGCGCCGACAAGAAGATGCTGCCGCTGGTGCAGATCGTCGGCGTCTTCGAGAAGGCGCTTAAGAACATCGACCCGAAGACCGGCGACCGGGCTCTCGCCCAAATCTTCGGCGACCGCGGTATCAAGGTGATGGGTGCCTTCTTGAACCTGGGCACGCAGGGGTTTGAGAATATTTCGGCGGCGATGAAAGACAGCCTGCCGGTGAGCGAGAAATACCAGATCGTGATGAGCGGCGTGACCGGCTCGCTCGAGGGGCTGCGGAATTCGGCTGAGCAGGTGTCGATCGCGTTCACCGAGTCCGTCGGCCTGGCGTTCGCCCAGGCCACTCAGTCGGCCAGCGGATACCTCGGGGCGCTGGCGTCGATCATTTCGAGGAATCCAGAGGCCACCACTGCCGTTGCCGCACTGACCATCGGCGTCACGGGCCTTGGGGCCGCTCTCGCGTTGACGGGATTGGCCGCCAAGGGGCTCATCGCGTCGCTAGGGGTGGTCGCGACGCTTGCGACTCCGTTCGCGGCGGCGGCCGCTGCGGCTCTGGCCGGCGGCGCCGCGGTCGGCTACTACGGCGGCAAGGCTGCTGGCTGGGCCTTGGGGCTGAAAGACCCGGGGACTGAAAACGCCCCGGGCGAGCTCGCCGGCAACTTCATGGCCGCGAGGGCTCTGCAACGCCAGGGCGTCGACGGCAAGGCCGCGATCAAGCCGTCAGTGAAGATGAACGACGCCGAGCTCGCCAAGCTCGAGCAGCGTGCCCAAGCGGTCCGCGACGCGGAGGCTGCCCAGAAGGCCGCCCTCGACGCCGCGGAGGAGGCCCGCAAGGCCTTGGAGCGAGAGGACGAAGACTTCGAGCGGTCGCAGGCCCAAGCGATTGCGGGGCTGCAGGAGTTGTCCAATGCGGTCGTCGAGGAATCGCTCAAGCTCGGCGCTGACGCCCAAGCGGCGGCCGTTGAGTTTCAGAAAAAGCTCTCCGGCCTGCAGGGGCAGGTGAGGGCCGGCGTTCTCAACCAAGCCGGAGCCGAAAACCTTGGCGGCCTTGAAAAAGCCAAGGTCGACGAGCGGTTTCAGCAGATCCGCGACGCTCAAAACCCGAAGCCGTTTTCCATCGGACCGACGGCCGGCACGTTCGGCAGCGCCTCGCAACTCGGCATTGCCCCGGCGCTCAATACGGCTTTCCGGCAGGCCGCCGACGCGGCCAAGGCCGGGCAGCGGGCCGCCCAGGTAAACGCCGCCGCCGCCAACAAGGTCGCCGCCGGCGTCAACGGCATGGCCGATCAATTTAAGAAGGTGGTCGAGGCTCACAAGCGTGGCAACGAAATACTCGGCCGCATTGAAAACAAGCTGGGCATTGGGGGCGTGTTCGTATGACCGTCGTCTGTTACGAAATGTCCGATTCGATGTCGGGCAGCATCACCCACGATCTTGAGCAGGGCGAGACGCGCGAGGTCAAGCGTCGTTACGTCATTGGCCAGTGCGTCGGGTTCAACGACGCCGTGGCGCAAATCAACCTCTACGCCCCGCCCTACGTCAACGGCGACGGTGCCGGCATCTTCTGGCGTCGGGCTAGGCTCGACGTTGTCGGGATCGGCAATCAATGGTTTGACTGCACGGCGACCTACTCCACGCTCATATTTAGGGCTCCAGAGAACGGCGGGAGCGGAGGCGGCGGTGGCGATGGCGGCGGCGGCGGGCAGGTGCAGTTTCAGCCGGGCTCAATCGCCTGGGACACAACCGGCAACACGGAGCACATAACGCAAGGCTTGGAAGCCGAGCAGCGAATGCCGGCCAATGCGGCCAACTTCAATGGGGCGATCAACGCCAACGGCGACGGCGTCGACGGCCTCGACGTTGTTCGTCCGGCGATGCGGTACTCAGAGACGTGGATCCTGCCGGTGTCGACGGCGGTCGGCGATGCATACGTCCGAGCGGTCTTCGGCCTGACGGGAACGGTCAACCTAAACGCATTCCGTGCCTTCGGACCGAAAAACGTGCTGTTTCTTGGCGCCCGCGCCCAATGGCAGGGCGACTTGCCATACGTTGCTGTGACATACGATTTTGAGGCGCGCATAGAACGCACGCAGGCGAACAACGGGCAATACACAGTTCCAGGCATCGCCGGCGGCTTGGACAAATATGGCTGGGAGCACGTCTGGATCGCGTACGAGCCGGAAGCAAACAACCAGAAACTAGTTCGCAAGCCAATCGCGTTCTACAAAAACAAGGTCTACGAAGAAAAGGACTGGTCGCCGCTGCAGCTTGGCGGGTCCATCGGCACGGCCCCGGCCGTCATAAACGCACAGCTACCCGGCGCCCCCGGCCAAGGCTTCCTCTGATGCCAGACCCACGCCAATACGTCCGGCCAGGCCAACGGCTGCAGATCGCCGCCAGCCAGATCAACGCGCTCAACGAAATGATCCGCGTGAAAACGGGGTTTACTGCCCCGCATCCAAGCCACGCGGAGGCAGCATCAAATATTGTGCTGGTGCGAAACACCAGCGGCGTTCCTGTGCCGATGCTTGGAGTCCTTGCAGTCGGATCGCCTGTCATTTCTCCAGTTGGAGGCAACCTGACTGGCAATTTGGCGGCGGATTCGGCGGCAAGGCAGTTTGCGTCTGGGCAAGTCATTTTGATCGGATCCACTCCAAGCGGCGGATCGGGGCCGGTGGCGATCGCTATGGAGCCGATCGCCGTCAATGCGATCGGCCGAATGGCTGTCGGAGGGTGTTTTGCGTGCAAGGTGAAGCTCGCAGGAAATCACACCTTCGCTCGCGGCCGAAAAGATGACGTTACACAACTCATTTCAACGAGTTGCGGCCCTGTCCGTCTGTTGTGGGTGGACAATGCAAATTGGGGCGATGACAAGTGGGCAGTTGGGGTGATGTAAATGTCTGACTGCGACTGCTGCGGCTGCGACACAGAAGGCAACTACCGAGGGCAGCGAGTAAAGCCGACATCGGTGACTTTTGCGAGCTGGTGCAACACAAGCACTAACTTCTTCGATGTCGAGAACAACGCCATTGGTTCAAGCACTTTGGCGAGCAGGGCGGACGATGCAGGCGGCCCTACGCACTTGGTAAGTGGTGCTGGTTGGGTGCCGATTTCCGGCTTTGAGTCAAACATAAAGGCATACGGCGGCTCGCTGACGCTGCATGGGATTTACGGCAACACATACCAAGTCACAGTGGCTCCCAATACTCAAGCCATTGCGTCTAGCAGAGCGATTGCGATTACAGCGTTTGAAGAAACCGCATCTATTGAGTCTGGAATTCTAGTAGATCCGTTGTTTATCAACGGCGACGCCACTCAGTTGACATTCAACGGCGACTCCCTTGTGGGAATTCTGTATGGACCTAGCGGCAACGCGACGCTGCCGCTCTCAATTGAGTTTGCATCGTCAACGGGCTTGTCTGATGACAGCGGAGAGCCTGGCATCATCACTGCACGGGTGCCGGCAGGCGGCAGGATTGACGGCGCCTTCGGTCTTCCGTGGCCGCAGGGGCAAATTACGCAACCGTTCACGCTGGTCCCGTCAGTTACTCCGACGCACTACGTTTTCTGGGGTTATTTCAACACGCCCATGAAGCTGGAAGGGTCGAAGTGCAGCCTCTACCGGGACGGCGAATTAGTGTGGGAGGTTACGCGGCCAGCGATAGAAGACAGCATCGAGCACACGTCGGAAGACGGCGTATACGTGTGGGTGTCTGAGGTCAGCGAGGCGTCAGATCCTCCCTGGACAGGCAACGGCACAGACAATCGGACGAGAGAGCCTTCGCCGCTGATGAGAGTCGCTTCGTTCGTTGTCGATACAGAAGCGGCTGTCGTCGGGGCTTCGGCACCAAACGACTTCTTTGTTGACGATCCAGACAAGGTGACGGGCCAGCGCCCATACTTCGTGGCGACGAAGCCGATTCGCACTAGAGGAACTTCTTTTCCGATGTATGTGCTGCAAGCGGACTCCGGCAATAGCCTCGTGCGACCTATCCATGCCCCAAGGCTCGGCTCTGCACCAAATCTGACGTGGTATCACGAGGCTTCCGACAAGTACGTCAACGCCGCCGGAATTTCTGGACTCAAGAATCTTGGCGTCGGCTCCTACACCGTGACGCCCGCTTTTGCTGGGTCTGAGGTTGATGACTTTATCGACTTCCCCGGCAACGAGGTCTCCGGCGTGCCGACGTTTTCGCTTCAGATTCATGCGGTTCCGAATAACGACAGGCGTGGATCCCGCCCGCTGCTCGAAGACGTTGGCTTGCAGACGCGAGAGTACGGCAGGGCTAGGCTCCAGACGGAGAAGGTGCAGGCCGTCAAACTGCGCTTCGATCGCAAGGTCGATGCCAGCGGCGTTAACGCCGATCAGATCACACTCACGAAGGACGGTGAGCCTGTCGCTGGCTGCACGATGTCGCAACTCAACGATGTGGAGTGGTTGATTACGCTGCCGCCAGAAGCCGATCAGACGCCAAAGTCTTTCTGGGTTTTGGAGTATGACCCTGGCGGCGACGTGATGACCGACGACATCGACGAGCAGTCTTACGGCTCGCTGGCGGCGTTTCCTCCGCTATCTCAATCCGTCTATCGCCGCGTGTACGTTGCGGCCAACACCGGACTCCGTTACTCGAAATCACCGACCCAATACGTCCCGATAGGGGTCGGTCCGCCGACCGACGCCAACGGCGTGGCGTTTGAGCCGGAGCCCAGCGTCCTCGCAGCCCGCGTTTCGTGGCTAATGGCGTCTGCGAACGGCTGGCTTGCTCCGTTGGACACTTCATCGACGACGCTGACGATCGGAACGACGGCATCAATCTCGAAAGAGCTAGAGGAAATGCCGCAGCCAGACGGCACGTTCAAGATTGAGTCGACCGGCGGCGTAATAGCCAATTGGGGGCAGACGCGAAAAGGCATTGAGACTGACGGGTTCACGCCGCAGGTTCCACCGCAGTCGGACTCGCCTGACGATTGCTCATTCTGGGGATTGACCACCACCATCGACCCGTGTCCGCCGAAGACGCTGCGTTGTCCGGTTGCCAAGGCACCGCAGCGGCACGCCTCAGTCATTCGCATGGAAGAAGACTTGCCTTCGTTCAAGGCCACTCTGTCAGTGCCGGGAAGCGCTGCGGCCGGAGTTACGCTAAACCTATTCAACCAAGCCTCTGACGGGAGCACGCCGCAAAACACATGGCGCGCAGAAATAGAAGAAGACCTAAAGCCACACGAGGCCTTTACGTTCCAGGCTGGCGGCGCTCTGCCGGCGCAAGGCCAATGGGGCTCTCTGTATCAACTCAACGACGGGACTAAGCACAGTTGGTCTAGTAGCGGCTGGCAGCAGGTGACAGATGGAAAAGCCATTGCGCCAGACGGAGGCGGATTCCCTCCTGTCGGGCTTGTTAGCGGAGTGGCGCTAGCAACAGCGTGTCGCAATGCTAGCCAGTACGCCGCCCTGGAAACCGCTTTTCTGTGGGAGCTCGAAATTTACTTTGAAATCAGACGAATTTTTCGCGGGGTAGATGCCCCTAGCGGCCAAGTTGTCGATTCGCAAAGTGTGCCTGACAGGCATAGGGTCGTGCTCTCTAGGGACAAGGAAGACGAATGGAACGAAAGCGGGTCTGTTTCGATACCGCTTGGGGGTGTTGTGTGGACTTTTGAGCCGGCGGAATAGCGTGCCCCCCCCTCCGTCGCCGGAGAATCAAGGCAGCGGCCAGGGTATACTGACGTATATCATGGCTACCTGGTCCCAACTGCCTGCGACCCTGGATTTGGCGCTCATCAAGGGCGACGAAATCAATTTCGCCGTCGACTTCGACGTGGATCTCACGGGCTACCAGCTCGCGGCCGCGATCTACAACTCCGGCACGCCGGCCGCGACGGTGGTCGCCACGCCCACGATCACGACTACAAGCCTTGCGAACGGCCAACTCGGCATCGGCCTCACCGAAACGCAGACCGGGGCTCTCGCCGCCGGCGGGCGTTACCGCTGGTATTTCCGCTGGGTGACGCCTGGCAACGTCACGCGAACCGTGCTCTCCGGCAACGTCTCCATCGCTAACCCCTGAGAGACGCATGGCAGGCGGCAACGAGATCAGCGTTTCGGTTGGCGCCGGCAACACGATCACCGTGGCCGTCTCCGGGTCAACCGGCACGACGCCGACAATCACGAATGGCGGGACGGCCACCGTCACGGTGACGAGCGTCGGAGATCGCGGGCCGCAGGGAGAGCCTGGCCCAGCGAGCACTGAACTTCAATCTACGGCAACGCATCTGCAGTGGCGGGCGGTTGGAAGCTCGACGTGGACGAACCTTGTCGCACTGGCAGCAATCACGGGGCCGCAGGGGGCCGCCGGCGCGACAGGCTCGTTTGCAGCCGCCCAAGAGATAAATCCGCAGACCGCAGACTACACGCTCGCGATCGCCGACTCGGGGAAGTTGATAACAGTGGCTTCGGGGAGTCAGGTCACGATCACAATCCCAGCCGGCGGGTCGGTAGCGTTTCCTGTCGGCACTCACATCGACATAGCCAGGATAGGCGTCGGCGCAGTGGTGATTGCCGGGGCGTCTGGCGTGACCGTAAACGGCGCGCTTGGCTTGAAGCTCCGAGATCGGTATTCGGCCGCCACGCTGATTGAGGTCGCAGCCGACTCGTGGATTGCCGTTGGAGACTTGTCGCAGTGAGAGGCAAGGCAGGGCGGTTTTCGGCGCTCCCCCCTCCCGTCTTTACTTGGACGGCAAGGTCTGCCGCTGAGGGAAATGAGTGGCGCTCAGTCGCATACGGTGGCGGCCTGTTTGCCGCTGTCGCATCGAGCGGCACTAATCGCGTGATGACATCAACGGATGGCGCGGCGTGGACGGCCAGAACGGCGGCCGCCGCAAATTACTGGCGATCAGTGACGCACGGCAACGGCCTGTTTGTCGCCGTCGCCGAAGACGGCACTAGCCGCGTGATGACCTCGCCGGACGGTGTGACTTGGACTGCAAGGACTGCCGCAGATGGTTGGTGGTATTCCGTTGCATACGGTGGCGGTTTGTTTGTCGCAGTCGCATCTGGCGGCACCAACCGCGTGATGACCTCGCCGGATGGAGTGAACTGGACTGCGAGGACTGCGGCTGCGGCTAATCCTTGGTATTCAGTCACCTACGGCAACGGCTTGTTTGTCGCTGTTGCCGGCTTTGGCACCAATCGCGTGATGACCTCGCCGGATGGCGTTACTTGGACCGCGAGGACTGCCGCCGCAGCAAATTCTTGGTTTTCCGTCACATACGGCAATGGACTGTTCGTCGCTTTTGCGACCAGCGGCACTAGCCGCGTGATGACCTCGCCGGACGGTGTGACTTGGACTGCAAGGACTGCCGCAGAAGCGAATTTGTGGTCGTCCGTGACCTATGGCAACGGCCTGTTTGTCGCCGTTGCTAGCAGCGGCACGAATCGCGTCATGACCTCGCCGGATGGAGTGAACTGGACGGCGAGGGCTGCGGCCGCCGCGAACTCTTGGGCCTCGGTCGCATACGGCAACAGAATATTTGCCGCCGTCGCGCCCAGCGGCACAAGTCGCGTCATGACATCTCCCTGACGCCCTGCCCGCCCGTTGACTATCGCCCTGCCCGCTAGCGTCGCTATCACCAAAAAACCCAGGTTGACGGATATGCCCCCTATGGCAGTCTCGTAGCAGCAAGGAGGCCGCGATGGCGGGCAGGCACGTCACGAAAAGCCGCAGGGTCTACGTCGGCGATCGCCGGTGGACGATCCAGCACGTCCGCTACCCGCGGGACCGGGACGGCGATTGTGATTGGGACCGCCGAGTTATCCGCCTCGCCGCGAACCTCTCCGGCATCCAGCTCCTCGACGCCTTGTTGCACGAGCTGCTCCACGCCCGGTTTCCCGATCTCGCGGAGGAGGTTGTCGAGGAGTTTGCCAGCACGGCCGCCGCGATCGCCCACCATGAGGGCTTCCGCCAGGCCGACGACCACGAGGAGGAGTGAATGGCGAAAGCCAAGGGCGGACTGTTGGCGTCACTGAAGGAGCGGGCCGTCGCGTCCGGCAATCGCCGCTTCGAGACTTGGTTCGACAAACTGCCGGCCGACGTGCAGGCCGAGCTCAATGAGGCGAAAGCCAGTTTCCTCCGCGGCGAGATCGTCGACGCTCACGGGCGGATGCCCACGAGCCGATTCGCCGAAATGATGTCGGCCGAACTGGCCGAGCGTGAGATTGCGACCGTCGGCCGCCAGGGGATTGAGAATTGGCTGCGAAGAAAATAGCCCAGGCGATCGCCGAGAAGGCCGCGATGGCCGCCGGCCGCCCGCCCGAGAAGTCTGAGCAAGTCACGCAGTCTCGCGATGGCGACACGCTCGAAGCCCGCAGCGTCTCGGCCCGCATCCGCACTGTCGAGGATCTCCTCCGCCATATCGAGGCCGACCTCGAGCGATACGAAGTCAGTGCGAGTGAGGCAACCAAATGGGAGGTTGCCACGTCGGACGCTGACGGCACGGCGACCGTGACGGAATTGCATCGCGTTTGGGTTCGACTCAAGCCGCGGCCCGGCCCGGGGGTTGTCGAGTGTGTCGCGGCCATGATCCAAGCCGCGGCCAAAGAGATTCGCCGCCCCGCGATCAAGCCGCACAAGCGCCGCGACCCCGGCCCGTGGCAGGTTGTCGTGATCGCGGATACCCATTTCGGAAAATACTGCTGGCGGGCTGGCACCGGCGACGCGGACTACGACCTCTCGATCGCCGAGAAGGTGGTGGGCGACGCCGGCCGCGATCTGCTCGACAAGGGCGACGCCGTCTACAAGCCGAGCCGGCGGTCGATCCTGCTCGTGGGCGATCTCTTCCATTACGACACGATCAGCGGCACGACGACCGGCGGCACGCCGATGGCCGGCAGCCTTGACGGCCGGCTGCAGAAGATGATTGGAGTCGGCTCCGATTGCCTGCTGGGATTGATCGAGCGGTCCGCGGCCACATGCCCGACCGACGTGTCGATCGTCCACGGCAACCACGACGAAACGCTGACGTTTGCGTTTCAGCGGATCTTGCTGGAGCGGTTCCGCCGCGACCGTCGCACGAGTATTTCGGAGAGGCTCACCGGCCGGCAGTATCTCCACCACGGCCAGAACCTAATCGGCATAGCGCATGGACATAGGGCAAAGCGTCGGCTCCCTCAGCTGATGGCCCTTGAGGCCGCCGACGTTTGGGGGCGGACGACCTACCGCGAGATTCATACCGGGCACTTCCACTCCCAGGCCGCCGAGTGGTCACTGCCCATCGAAACGGTTGATTCGGTGCTCGTGCGGGTGGCCCCGTCGTTGGGGCCGGCCGACGACTACCACGCGAGCAATGGATGGATCGGGGCACGCCGAGCGATGGAATCGTATTTCTACGATCCAGCGGGCGGGGTCGTGGGAATGTTTTGCAGCGGCCCCCGGCCCGAGCGGCGGGGAATAGTGAACACTCAGGCACGGTAGAGCGAATGGCAAACTCAGGCGACATTCTCACGGAGGAGTATCTACGCGAGGCGGAGCAGCGCGCTAGACGCTTTAGCGGCGCTTTTACGGGCACATCTGGCTCTCTTGCCGCAGACGTGCTCCGCATCCTGAAACACCTGCGACACGTCACCAAGGAGGACCGAGCGATGGGACTGCAAGAGGCGATCGACACGGCGTTTAGCGGGCTGCCCGAAGACTTCGTAAAGGCGAACGACCGCTACACGCTCACGCCAGCCGAGCCGCAGCCACCGCTCGAGGTCGAGCCGCAGCGGGTGGGGGCGTCAATGACGCCAGAGCAGCTCGAGGCCGCCTGGGCGGCCGTCAACGCACGACGCGAGCAAGTGATCGAGCGGATTCAATCCGGCGAAGTGCCGGAGCCCGTGGCCGAGGTTGTGTCGACCCTGCCACCGGCGGCCGACAAGGTTGTCGACGGCGACCGCACGAGGTTTGCCACCGGGGCCGTCCGCTCAAGCGATGCGGAGGCAACCCGCTACGACTTGATCTCGCCGATCGGCCTCGAGGCGGTCGCGAGAACGTGCGCCGAAGGGGCTGCGAAATACTCGGCCCACAACTGGGAGCGCGGCATGGACGTTCCAGACCTTTTGAATCACGCGCTCCGCCACATCTTTCAATTCTTGGCCGGCGACCGCTCCGAGCCGCACCTGCCGCACGCGGCTTGGGGGCTCCTAGCCGCGATCCATTCAGACACGCTCTGGCCGCATCTCAACGAGAACAAACTCCGCGGCCCCGGGTGCACGCCACCCTACGAGCCCCCTATCTGAACAACCGTACAATAGGGGTATAGGAGCCCGCCCTTTGATTCGCCGCCAGCGACCAGACGAGACGCAGTTTCGCCACGGTGCCGGCGGCCGGGAGCCGCTGTCGCCGCCGGGGCAGGCGGGCGATCACGTCCACTACACGCCGATGAAGCGGGCCGGGTTGGGGGTCATCACGAGCCGAGACAAGAAGCCCACGTCGGCCCTCTCGTTTTTCGAGGTGCTCGCCTGGGAGTTGTCCGGTGCGGGCGATGCCTCCAAGGCGATCGTGCCCGGCTGCACCGTCCGCCAAGCCAAACAACTGTTCGACGAGGGGCTCATCTAGTGAGGGAAGTCATGCCAGAGCTCGAGCGTGAGATCGTCACGACCGAAATCGCCGCGTTCCTCGAGCGGGCAAAGTATCTCGCCGCCGGCGGGCTGACCGTCGCCGAGTTTGGGCGGCTGGCCGTCGATCTCATGCGGCTCGTTATCGGCCTGGTCGACAAGATCGCCGCGCCGGGGGCCGACAAGAAAGCCGTCGTGCTCGCGTCCGTCGGCGATCTGTTCGACGCGGTCGCCGACAAGGCCGTACCGCTCGCGGCCTATCCGCTGTTTGTGCTGCTCCGGCCGGCCCTGCGTGCGTTGTGTCTGGCCGTGGCCGCCGGGGCCGTCGAGAGCCTGCTTCCGCTCGTGAGGGCTATCTAATGATTCTGGCAACTGCTCTGGCCGTGGCGGCTCTGCTCACCGCCTGCCCGTGGCTCGTGGGTCGTGCGGCGTCGGTCGTCGGTGGCGGCCTCGCGATGCCGGCCCACCGGCCCGCCGGCCCGACCTACCAGGGGGCGATCGCCGACTTGGCGGTTGTCCGGCTGCGACTGCTCGAGACGCAGCAGCTCACCGAGCAGGCCCGGGCCGCGA